AGTCACCTCATAATCCTTTTAATGATGTATTTAAATTAATTTCCCTTTGACTAAGATCATCTTACCGGAGTTTTTTTTAAAATGTTTAATCGTTTTGTTTTTTTACTATCCCCTTTTTTGATAGGCAAAAGCTATCAAAATAAAAGCATTTAGCAACATTATCCACAGTTAATATTACTAACATATTCAGTGGATTGAGTATAATTACGGTTGCATTAACTGAAATAACTCATTAATAAATAAAACAATAACAAACAAAACCATACATAAATTGTATAAAATGACAATTACTCAAGATAAAATGCTGTTAAGGAAAACATTATCAACTGTTAAGATGGGGAGGAATCTTAGTGCATGTTTCATAATTACATTAAACATCTATTAAACGAGACACGTTAAGTTGACTTTAGCATCTACTCATAAGCACTCATTATTAATTCGAGAAATTTCTGAATTATTAGGTGATTTTTCCTAAATATACCTCCTGCAAAATGACATTTTCACCGAGTATTAATCTTCATAGTTCTTAAGACCTAAGAATAATCCCGAAAATAAAAGTTTTGATTATGCGATCTTGATCACTATTATTGTTAACAATATTAACATAACAAGGAATAATCTCAAAAAAGTAACTTTTACAGAATGAAGAATTAACTTAACCTTATTTTAATAAATGAATAAATCAGAATTTTTTAGACTGTTTCGAGCCTCATAGATCAGGCACCATCATAAAAAGTAGAAGGTTGTTCTACACAAGCACGGTGGTACCGTCTTCATTAAGAAACATATCTAAATAATCAAAGATATCCTCGGTCTGGGCCTGACTTTCACAGCATCCTACATAGCAGGCAAATATAGACAGGATTTACGATATGAGTTGTTGTTCTGACCTTTTAACATTTCTGATTTTGATCCCAGCGTTTCAGAGAGCGGAGAGTAAAGCCTGATTGGAAGTTGGTACTGATACAATAATATCGCTATTGCTCTTTACCACACTTATTCGTGCTGAGTGAGGGTACTGTAAACAAGAATTTCCGACTGATCCGTTCAGACCAGTAGAGTTTGCACTTTTCGCATTCACCGCTGTTTAGATCTTTGCAATTCAGATTATCTTCAGATTCTTGTAGTTACACAGTATGGGTAAAATGCTTCAGAAAATAGGCTTCCTGATTGTACCCAAGCCTGTACTTGAGCACTGATGACCTCATATCATGTCTCTGTAAGACAGCTTCCTTGCTGCTTGGCTTAGCGCATTGGGAATGATCATTTTTTAAGGCAATCTTCTCGCGATGACCTCTGCATCGAAATGAATAACCTGGCGGTCACTGGTATCCCGCGACCGCCAGGTTCAAAAACCACAGCGAAACAAAAAGCGACCTCAATATCAATTCGTCGCGGCAACCCCTACCCTCTCAAGACTGTTTATATAAACAGTTTTTTCTTAATGGTCGGATCAAGAAGGTTTTTGACAGGAGTTAACATCATTATGAATTTCAGAGAAAAAATTTCCAGTTTTCCCTGCCTTTTACGGTGTTTCAGGCCAGACCGGTTTTGAAGGATCAACACGGCTTAGTTCAACCGAATAGAATTCCCATAATTCCAATTTAGCCACCTCATCACTTGTAGCTATGCCATGCTTCACAGCCCTCTCAAGCGGCAAAATCACGCGTTCTGCATCTGACATCAACCGCGCTTTCTCGGCTTCAGCCTGTGCAACGACTAATTCTCGATCCTCTTCAGGCTGGACATAATCAGCAATAACCCCAGCCTGCTCGGTAATGCACCAGTCAAAAATAAAACGGCCATTATCATCTGAATCGTCTACTAACGCCGTGTATGGTACCGAGAAATTCATTTCTTTGAACTTCACCATACAGTCAATCGCGGTTTTCTCCGCATTAGCCCACACAGGAGCGCTGATTTCCTGAATTTCCATGCTGACTCCCGTCTATGCAATTCGCTGGAAAAGACCGGCGTATAATGTCCATGAACCAGTCAAACCTTCAGTTGATATGAGGCTACAAGCTCGCCATGTTCCGGGTAATGTATAAGGTCCCAGCGTTTCTCTGCCGCTAAGCCCTTTGATTACAAACGATGCCCTGCGTTCAGAATCGACGACAATGGCGCACGACTTAAGGCTACTTCCTGAGTAGTTTGTGCCGGGAACGGCGATTGTGGAACCCGACAGGGTTAAGTGCGCCAATGCAAATGCCCCAACCGCATTCAGAGCTCCCGCTGGCCCCTGCGCACCTGTTGCTCCCGTTGCACCTTTGTCTCCTTTGTCTCCTTTTGCACCGGTTGCACCCACCGGTCCCTGTGGACCGATGTCGCCTTTATCTCCCTTGTCACCCTTCGCACCGGTTGCACCCACCGGTCCCTGTGGACCGATGCCGCTGCGGCTTTTGCACTGGCACTGGCGAAACGTGCAGACTGCTCAGACTGCGTTGTGTTCATGCTGACGTCTGCGGCCAGCCGGCTGACCTCATCAACCATGGCCTCAAACCGTTTCAGCGCTTCAGGCCGGACATCGTTTTCTGTCACGGTGCCAAGGAAATCATTCAGGGTGCCGGCGACTGAGTCTTCCCACACTTCGATGTCACCGGCAGACGACGGCGGATAAGGCAGCAATTTCACAGTTCATTAAACGCTGGATGGAAAATCCTCGTAAGCGTGAAGAAATGCTGCCGGAAAATACCGCATTGGATAATGATGGTGTCAACAATGACAGTAACAAAGTAGCACCACAGCGCGGATATAAGCATTCTTATGCCACACTGGATCAGGAGATTGCCCTCGCCCTTCTCCCGATTAATTTCACAGAAACAGTATCAGTTCGCGCGCTACGTGCTGCTGAACACATCATTGAAGAAGACCGAGAAGATTTCAAACGCTGGTCAGCGGCACTACGTACGACAGAGCAGATCCTGAAGTATGACCGCCCTAGTATTTTTGGCGTTATTCAGAATGCACCTGCTAAAGATACATACCATTTCCCTGAGTCACTGCGGCGCCATATTGATTCCTGGCTGGCTGAAAATGGTCAGTTCGAGTGTGCTGGTACTGATACGGAGAGAACCGGCAAACTGCTTGCGGCAGAGCGCGGCGAGTACGTCGAAGGTATCAGCGATCCTAACGATCCTAAATGGGTTAAAACAGATTCCCAACCTCAGGTATCAAACCTCGGCAATGGAATGTTCTCTGTTGATAATCTGATGCCTGAAACCGCCTCAATTGAAGGTGAAAAAACGGAAGTGACCGCACAAGGAACTGTTACAGAAGACCAGGCAACGCAGGCCCGTGAAACGTTGAATAGCATGGGTTACGGAGTTTATGCAACGAACCATGACGAAACTGACCAGCAGGAAGAAAAGCTGAGCGATAAAGTAAAAACTCTCGTTCAGGATGCGGATCAACTAGTCGAGCGCGTTAAACGTGAAGAGCAGCTCCCGCAGGCATCTGAACTGGTTCAGAGCATCAACCAAATGCAGTCTACTGAACGCGACAACCTGGAATTGTGGAAAGAGGTCTTCAAAACAGATGAGCGTTTTACTACTGCGTTCTCTGTGAATGGCGGCGGAACCTCAATTAATGGCACCTACATGACCATGATCGCTACCCGCGAATTCGGTCCGAAAGGTATCGGCTGGGGTGTCGATATTCTGGAAGAACGCTTTGACGATGGCGCACCAATTACTCGCACAGTCAAAGGCACCGACGGTAACAACACGTGGGAACTTATCCCCGACGGTGTCGGCGGCGTCCTGACAGAGAAACATCACGTTATCAAAATCAGACTTTGGTACACCCGCAATGGTGTACGCGGTGAGGAGATTTCTTTCGGGTGTACCCCATATATTTACGGCAGCAAATACGGCCCTATTTGCGATGGTGAAGCGACAAAAAAATCACTGACTGACGCAACCAAAAAAGCGCTGTCTGCGCTTGGTTTCTGCGCTGATATTTTCATGGGCCTGTACGATAACCCGGAATATCGCCAGAAAAATAAAGCAGAATTCGCGCTCAAAAACGCCAGCGAAAACGCCGAGGATGCCGCCCGCGTACGTCAGGAACTGGACGACAAACTGACCCGAGTCGCTAACACCATTGCATCTGCTGTATCAGAGCACGAGATCAACAAGGTCTATTCTTCGATTGCTCGCGAAGCGGAGGTGCATCGCAAGGATGCAGAGGCGAAAGGTGACACACAGCATGCCCGTTACTTAGGTGGGCGTCTGCGTCGCCTGACAACTATCAAAGATGGACGTATCGCCGAACTGAAAAAAGTACAGGAGAAAGCATAATGACTACTGCAATCGCGTTAGCTGCCGACTATACCAACCTGCTGCAATTGCTGGAAAGCTCAGATGAACTGACTCCGGAAATGATCGCCGATACTCTGGAAGGCATTGAAGGAGAACTGGCGGATAAGCTGGATGCCATCATGGTAATAGCCCGCAATAATCTCGGACATGCCAAAACCTGTGATGAGGAAATGAAGCGCCTGGCGGAGCGCAAAAAGTCTTTCGAAAATAAAGATAAAACGCTCAGGAAATATATTCTGTCGTGCCTTATGGCCGCGAATCTGGATAAGCTCAAGACACCTAAAAACACTTTCACTGCCCGTAAAGGCAGCATCAGTGTTGTGATTGATAACGAAAAGCTATTGCCTGATGATCTGGTAACTGTTCAGACGATTATCGCCCCGGACAAAAAAGCCATCAAAGAGGCAATCGAGGCTGCGGAAGCTGCTGCAGCGCAAATCACCGCTGATGGCGGTGAAGTACCTGACGAACTGTTAAACCCGGTACCGGGCGCCCATCTTGAGATCGGCGAACGTTCATTGCAGGTGCGCTGATATGCTGAAATTATCCCTCAAACGTGGCGATGCGGTACATGTCGTTTTCCCTGACGGTAGTAACGGCATTATTGAAGCCCGCAGCCGTTGTGAACTGGGTATGCATCTGCCGAAAAACGTGAAGGTTACGCGTGAGAAAGGCGCATTCCTCCCTGCAAACCTGATTAAGCGTAATCAGAAATAAAACCCCGCTACCGCTAGCATTGCGGCCTCACTATTCACAGGAGGTCGCAATGCTGCGATGGCAACCCGGAGTTACTCTGCTCACAGATTTCGATATAAAGATTGGCCGGTTATCGGCAAGCGTACGAGAGAAGACACTGACCCAGTCCAACATCGAACGCGCCTGCAGTGATGCTGACGACGCTGTGTACCGGATGATGAGGAAAGACCAACATGACCAGAGAAAACGATCTGCTAACAGACGCTGAACTGATTGAGTTTACCGGCTATCAGAAACCATCCAAGCAACGGGAAATACTGGACCGTGGCGGCGTTTCGTACATTCCCGACCGGGAAGGACGCCCGATGGTTACCTGGACACATATCAACGCTGTACTGAACGGACAGATCACCGTGCAGACCAGTACAGAAGAGAAACCCGATTTTGGAGCTATTTAAATGGGGCGCAGAAGAAAGGATCCGGGTGATAACAGGCTACCCCCGCGCGTATCAAAAACCAGAACACGTTACTACTACAAACCCACCTCGCGGGAAACCGTGACGCTTGGACCAATCACCCTCACCATGTCAGCGTTATGGAAACGGTACGAGGAAGAACGACGCAATTATTCAGATGTGATGACGTTCGAAAAGCTCTGGAAGATGTTTCTTAAAAGCGCCTACTACACCGAGCTTGCAATACGAACCCAGCGGGATTACCTGCAACATCAGAAAAAACTACTTGCCGTATTCGGTAAAGTTAAAGCTGACTTAATCAAACCGGAAGACGTTCGTCAGTTTATGGATCGTCGTGGCCTGCAAAGTAAAAATCAGGCCAATCAGGAAATGAGCAGTATGTCGCGTGTTTACCGCTGGGGATATGAGCGCGGTTACGTTAAGGGAAATCCGTGCGCCGGCGTCAGTAAATTTTCTCTCAAGCCCCGCGAGCAATATATCACTGACGAAGACTACCTGGCGATTTATAAACATGCAGATCACGTCGTCAGAGCAGCAATGGAAATATCGTACCTGTGCGCAGCCCGGCAAGCTGATGTACTCGCACTGCGCTGGATGCAGATATCTGACAAGGGGATTTTTATCCAGCAGGGTAAGACAGGGAAAAAGCAAATTAAGGTGTGGACGCCTCGCCTTCGGCAAGCGCTGGAAACGGCACAGACAGAATGCCCGAGGCTCTCAACTGACGCACTGGTTATCTATAACAACGATCGTGGTCAGTTCATCCGCAAGACATTCAATAATCGCTGGCTAAAGGCCGTACGTGCTGCACAAAGTGAGCTAGACAGACAACTGAATTACACATTCCACGATATTAAAGCAAAAGCCATTTCAGATTTTGAAGGAAGTAGCAGGGATAAGCAGATTTTTAGCGGTCACAAAACAGAAAGTCAGGTGCTTATCTACGACAGAAAGGTGCAAATCAGCCCGACGCTGGATCGTCCGGTTATTGGGGAAAAGTGA